TTAACAGGTGACACTTCCGTTACTGTTAATCCTGTGACGTTCTGCGCAAGCCAGGAAAGAGCGTCGGTTTCTATTGCTTTGTTTGGTCGCTTCTGTCCACTGTCTGTAGGCGTGTATCCTGTCCACGAAGGAGAACCAGGGTCAATTGGTAATTGTGTTATAGGGTCTAACGTTGAGCGTGTACCGCTGAATGGTGCTAACTCATCTCCCTTTCGCAGCAGTGGAAATAAAGCTACTAGCGCATTGCGTATACTCTTTTTCATTGGCACACCAAACAAGCTGCTAGTTTCTTTGCTTATGTCATCGAAAGTCAACGGGTTACGCTCTAGCACACCGTTAACTATAGCGTCGTATGCGTAGGTGTCTTTAAACAAGCCACGGAAGAAATCACCTACAGGTTTCCCAGGGTCGCGCTCTTGCTCGTAGATTTCCTTCTTGCTACCTACGTTTAGACCAAAGCTTCTGCCAATGTCTTCTGCGAACTCCTTAGCCTGTGTGGCAGTGTCGAGGTAGAAATCAACAGTACCTGGCATCACAGCATATCTGTTGCCTGTGTCAGGGTCGGTGTACAGTGAGATAGCGTATGAGTCTTTTTGCCACTGTGACATTTCCTCATCGCTTAACTCTCTACCCATGTCAGCTTGAGAGTAAAGTAAACCCATACGCCCAGCGCTCCAAGGGTTTCTTATGGCATGACGTAGGGCGCTTCCGGGTGCGTTAATAGCAAACGCTGCAAACGGAACCCCTACACTACCGTAGGCTCTACCTAGACTACCAGCATCCTCTTGTATGTTAAAGTATTCATCGGTGTGTCGTATCAGTTCGTCTAAGTCTACCCAGTTTCTCTTGCCGTTGGTTGCTAACTCTTGGATAGCCGCCCACCTTGCAGCAGTGTCTATTTGAATGTTCAGTGACGCTAACAATTTGTAGGGAGTATCTAGGAGAGAGCCTGCTGTGCGAGTAGCCAAATCTACAGCAGTCATCATAGCTCCTGTAAACGGGCTGCTGTGGGTTTTATGGTATTCGTTAGTAAGATGAACGTACCTTTGTATCGAGGGTAAGTAGTTCTTAAAGAAAGTAGCGGGATTTGTAAACACCTCACTAGCGTTTTTTTCCTGAGTACCTGCTACGAACGATGAACCGCGCTTGAGGAAATACGCTTCAAACAACTCTCGCTTGGTGTAGTTAGTCCCCCCAACAGAAGCGAATTTCTTTGTGTTATCCAACACGTCAAAAGTTTGATTAGCTGCGATGCGGTAAATGTCGGCTAAACCTATGTGAAAATAACCTAGGCTACCTGTGGCTGTGTAGAGTGATAGAGCGTCTTGAGCAAACACCCTTTGCACGTAAGGCAACCCGCCTGTACCTATGATAGCCATCTTTCTGAAAGTGCTAGTGTAACTTTGCCAGACTCTAGCTGCTGTACTAAGGTCTGACCAACTGGTGTTAAGCTTCATCACAGCTACCATCTGGTCAGCCACTGTTCGATGTACGTACATGCTCTTTAGTCCGTCGCGTAAGTCGTTACTGCTAACTAACTCTTGCAACACTTTGTTGCTACCAAGGTTTATATAGTCTCCTTGGTTAGCGAGAGTTTTCATTTGCGCTTCGGTTATAACCCAGCCGTTGTCAATGCCTGTAGTAAACAGTTCTTTAAATAAGCTACTGTTTTTAACAGCCTTGGTTAAATCATTACTATACTCTTGCACTGCCTTCACAGGGTCTAGTATGATAGCCTCAGCTAAATTTTTCGTAGGTAAATCTAAGCTCTCGTTAAAGAACTCTGTCAACTCATCACTAAGCGCTGGCATTTGTTGAAGCCAACCGTTGTTGAAAGCTCTCTCTAGCTGAGGCTCGCTTAAGTTATCTTTTAAGAGCTTGCTTAAGTAGTTTGGCTGGCTTAGGTAGTGTGCTAACTCTAGTTTTGATATACCTAACATTTCAGCAGTGTTCTCTAAGTCGTAAACAATCGGAACGTTAGAAACCCGTGTGCGTTTGAAAAAGTTTGCCGAGTTATAATCTGCTGCGCCTGCGCTAGGTAATGCTTGCTCCTTGTTTAAGAAACGTCTGATTTCTTCATCAGCTTGCAGGGGAAAATAGCCACCATTGCGTAACACAGAAATATCAAGCCCTTGTTCAGCGGTTAGCTTACGCAGTGCTTCAAGATGTCCTGATACCCTACCTGCCATGTTATCGAGAGTTGCAATCTGTTGGTTGTTTAACCCAAGTGAAGCTAATCTACTGATGTGTTCGTTGTAGCGTTGCTCAAGTTGATATTTGATAACTGGACTGTCGTAGATGTTTTGCAGCCTAGGAAAAGAACCTACAGCTATTTGGTCGTAAAGTATCTCTTGTAGTTGACCCTCGTTCATGCTGGGGAAAGTTGCTTTAAGTTCACCGTAGAGTTTTTGAATGTCAGGAAGCGCTTTGTAAAGTGCTGCTGACTCTATCAGGTTAGAGGCGATGGACGCTTTTTCCATAAAGAACTGACGCATCGCCCCAGCCTCTGTCATCTTCCCTGTTGGCGCGTGCCATAGTAGCGACTTCCACCCAAGAGCAGAAGCTAACATACTTTCGATTTTGTTATACTTGGTTATGTTGGGTATGTGAGCAGCAGCAGAGCTAAGCACCTGATACTCTTGAGCTATAGAAGCCTCAATTTCTTTTGGTAGCGGGACTACACCTGCTCTGTCTTTCAACTTGCTGTAGAATTCGCTTACCCTTGCTGCTATAGAACTACCTGGTATAGACTGCTTTAACTCCGGCGCGTCTGGTTGTTTTGTGTTAGAACAAGCTGTCATAAGTTCTCCTTAAAATTCACACGGGTTAGTTGACTTAGGTTCGATACTATCCATTAGTTCGTCAACCTTTGCTGGTTTACTGTCGTTCATGCTTACGCCTTTTTTCAAAGAGTTCTTAGGTGGTAATACAGTTTGCTGCTTATCCAACCCTCGCTTAATTATCTCCTGCTGTACTTCAGCTAACTTACCATCTACCTTGTCTTCCATTTGAGACAGGAGTTTATAAGCAGAGTCTCTGAGGTTCGCGTCGGTGGTAAGTCGCTCTGGGTAAAACTTGGCTGCGTAAGCATCGGCGTTATATCTTGCCAGTGCAGCCTGAGTTGCAGAAGTTGGTTTAGATACTGGCTTGCTCTTGTTTATTTTGATTTTACTTTCGTCTAACACAAGACCAAAGCCACTCTTGCTGTCATACACGCTGTCGTATCCTAACTGCCTTAGTGCTTCACTCACGTTACTACTTAAGTCTTTCAACACCTGTTCAGTAGGCTCTATGCTTGACCTGACTAGAGCGGCTTCTGCTTTGTTTAGAATGCCTACTAACGAGGTGCTCTTGTCTCTGTTGATTGATATCCTTACGTTGTCTTGTATCTTCTCTGGTAAAGAGCTTACAATAGATTTCACTAACGGTGACGATGGTGCTAGCTTGCCTCTAGCGCTGAAAGTGCTTCCTAAGTTGTGCGTCAGTTCATAAACGCTTGGTGCTATGTCTTTTACGTTCGCGCCTGGGTTTACGTTCTCACTCAAGATAGATCCGGCGTAGTCTTCAGCTACTGACATTCTGTTAGTGACATATAAACCGGAGCCTAGCTCACCTCTGCTGCCGGATACCCTTAAGCTGTAGTTTGGTGACCAATCAGCTAGCGCGGTTCCATGCAACACTTTAGAAGGAAACTTTATTGTGTTTGCGAGAGACACTTTGTTACCTTCGATTTTTCCCACTAGCGCTTGACCTGGTATTTTAGCGTTTACTAATCCGTTGTTTATTTCTGATACGTCAGAAACAAACTTCTGTAAATCAACGCTGCCCTTACTTAATAGGTCTTCTAAGGTGTGGTAGTCTGCGTGTACTAAAGCCTGTGCTATATCGTCACCATAGTTTTTAGCAATAACTTTCTCAGCCAGCTTAGGTAAGTTTAACTTAGCTTGGTTAACTAGCGCGTCATAGATACCATCTGGTGTCATTTCGCTAAAAGGCATCTCATCTATCTGACGCCTACCAAAATCTACTACCGTATCGAATAGGTTATCTAATTGCTGTAATGGTGCTTGTATAACAGCCTTATGCATTGCTAACTGCTCTGCTGCTTGCTCAAGCGTGTCAACGGTAGCTTTTGGGGTAATTTCGCTTGCTGCTTTTGTTAAAGTCCTTACTTCATCCGGTAGGTACTTAGCGCCTCTCACTACTACAGGAATCTCTGTGAAGCCTAAGTCTCTTAGGGTTGCAAATCTGTGGCGACCGTCTACAAAATTTACACTTCCGTCACTTCTGACAACTATCTCAGGCATCTTAATTCCTGTGCCACCTTCTACGTTATTCTTTTGTAGAAAGCGAGTTGCTTCCTCGTATCGGTTACCTATGCCACCTATACCTTGTTTCTCTACTCTGTCAAACGTCCACAGTTTATCTAGCTTCTGCGGGTCAATTCTTCTTACGCTGCCGTTTGATAAACCATCCTTAACCCAGGTTATCTTGTTCAAAGGTTGGTCTTCTCTGGTTTTCCACTCTACGCGCTCAGGTTGTTTTGTTGGTTTGGTAGCTGGTGCTTCTGGTGCCGATGGTGGCTCATCTACGATAGGAGCATCTACACCTTGGATGTTAATTTCGTCAGCAAACTTTATAGGCTCGCTGCTTGGCTTACCTATGCCTACTTTTAACGCTACCTCTGATGGAGTGCCTACGACATCTTCAAAAGCTAATTTACCTACGTTATCTAGCGCCGGAGGTAACGCTTTCTGTGTTACTCTAAAGTCACCATTGTATACGCGAGGAACCTTAGTTGGGTTAGCTGCTGCTGTGGTTATGGGTTCAAACTTAGCATCAATTACACCTACGCTATCATTTAACCAAAAGTCTTCAATATTCTCTGGTTGGAAAGCACCTGGTTTTAACTTGGGTAATCCACTCTCTGCTGCATTTTCTAAAGTAGCTCCCATCCTCACAGGTTCATTTTCAGTAGCTGCTGTCCGATGCGTCGTTGGAATAGTGCTGTCAGCATCTACAGACGAAGCACTCCACGGGTCAAGCTGACGCTCTACTTTTGATAACTCTTCTGCGTCACTTGGGAATGATATAAACTTATGTGGAGTACGGCGAGTAGCTCCGGCTGATGTGGCAGAGGCGGGTAGTTTACCAGCGTCAGGGGTAATTACTCTAGTACCCGTAACTGGTATACCTTCACCTAAGTTTATTCTAGGGAAGCCTTCTTTAGGAGTGCTGTATGGAAGCTTAGGTAGTTCTTGTGCTGGTGCAATCAAAGCTTGAGGTGCTGGAGGCTTAGGAATTTTATTACCAAACAACTCTCGCAACTGGTCATCTACAGGGATACTTTTGACTTTACCAGGTGGAAGCAATAGCTGCTGCTGTTGGGCTTTCTTTACTGCTGCTGTTTCTGCCTTAGTTGTATTTCCCGCTACTTTAGAAGTCCTACTCAACCCTCGCATACCTTCCATAACTAGGTCACCTAGTTTGTTACCTGCTGGGTCTAGCACATTAACAAGTATCTCATAACCAGCGCCAACAGGGTCGTCTTTAATCGCCTGCCCAATGCCTCCAACGTTGAATACGTCAGCTTTACCTAGCCGTGCTGCTTCTGTTTCTTGTTGGCTTCGTCTAGGTCGCGCCGCCCTATAAAATACACCTTTGCTGTTTCCCTTCGGGTCATTGATGTCACCGTACTGCTCACCGTGGGTTATAGCATCCAAAAGAGCAGAGCGACCTTGGGTTTTACTCCAGTCTTGTTGAGGTCTGATAGCTTTAAAGACTTCATCGGTTTTCTTTTTTCCTAACGTGGCATCCATCGCTAAACCTAATACCCCACCAGTGGCGAAGCGTTTAGCTGCTTCGTCGCTTACACCAGCAGTTTTTAGCACGTTTACAGTAGCTTGGTTTAAGTCAGCTACTGCGCCTATACTGGCGTTTAAGGGAGTACCTAAAACATACTTTAACCAACCGCCCACACCAGCACCCTGACGCCCATACTGAAGTCTGAATGGGTTAACTACACCTTGCTTTTCTGCTTCCTCTTGTGCTTGTTTACTTCCGAATAGTAGGTCATTGAACGCTTGACCCACCATACCTCCCCAAGGCTGGCTTTGCCTAGGTATATTAACGTTCTCACTTCTTGTGTTTAAACGTTGCTGGTAAGCTTGCTCTGCTTGTGCTGCTTCTTGTTTCCTTTTATCGTAAGTTTGAAGTGACCCTCTAACACTAGCGAACCCTACTCTGTTTAATGCAGCAGCGTCTGAAGTTACAGTAGAAGAATCGTAAACTGTAGGCTTGCGAGTACTTAAGATTTCTGGTGAATAAGGCGACTGACCGTCAGCTAACTTTTCCCATACGTTTATTGGAGTGCTGCCTACAGACTCAAGAGGATTCTGAGGCACGAAAGCTTTAGATGTTACTGGTTGAGTTAAGTTAAAATCAGCAGCACTCTCTACGGGAGGCGCTGACGGCTGCTGCTCTTGCACAAATGAAGGCTCTTGTAATTCCGGCGCTGCTCCTAAATCGCCTGCTGGTTGGAACTCGTTACCTGTTCCTACCGTGCCTACCTCAAGCTGTTGTGGAGATGATACCTTGATAGGTTTTGCAGTAGGCTTCTTTTGTTGTGCGTTATCACGCTGCTTATCGTTAATTAGGCTCATTGAGTCCATCTCCCTTTAAGCTACCAATGTCGATGTTATCAGTGATGGACTCGATAGACGTTGGTTTACTGCCGTCCATGATTGGTGCTCCTATGTTCCAAGCTTCTTTTAGCAGGCTGTTGTATAATGCCTTCTGAACAATGTAACTACGGTATAAGTCTTTCAAAAAAGCTATAGCTTGCTCTCTAGACATACCGTTTACTTGACTGTTAAACGACTGTATAGTAAACTCTTGTTCAATAGTTAGCTTATCCATTATACGAATGCTCCACCTACACTAGGGTTTAAGTTGAAGTTTCTGCCTCTGCTTGCTCCGTACTGCTGTCTCAGGAGTAGGGTAAGTTCGTCTGATATCTTCTTGTGACTAGCTGCTGCGTTCGCATCGTCAACGTAAGACAAACACATAATAGAAGCAGCACCGTGAGCTACTGCTGGTATAGCTGGCTGAGGTATTGGGCTAACCACGTCATCAGCAATCTTTGTGTTAGGTACGAATAGACCACGCAGTTTAACATCGGTGGGTCTTACTACGTTTCTGCTGAAGTAAACGTCATTACCTATGATGTCGTAGCTGAAGTAATGATTGCCGTACGTTAGCGACTGGAGTGGTTGCCTGTGCATCTCTATTAGGTCAGACTGAGGTGTGACTAGCCACATGGAGTATAGCTGCACAAGTTCATTAGGTAGACTAAACGCTGGAACTAGGTAATCATTATTAGTAGCGGTAGCAGTGAACATACGCTCAAAAAAAGTAGCTCTACTTGACTGAACTATGGCAAGCGTGCTAGAATAAACAGAGTTGGCTAAAAGACTACCCAAGTCACCGTCAGAAGAGAGCATGGGTTGCTCGCCAATCAACGACAGTACATAATTGTAAAATTCTAAGGTAACCATAATGAACACTCATCTGAAACTTTCAATACTAGGGTTAGTGGTTGGATGTCTAGCCGCAACTCCTACGGTAGGTTTAACTGAAGTACCCGTCAAATCAGTTGCCACCTCTACGGTAGGTTCGGCAGCAACTAAACAGACTACCCAGTTAAAACCTGAGACTTACACAGTAAAACAGATAGCTGACTCAGCAGCAGAAGCTATTAGGACAAACTCAGACGCTAAGTTCTGCTCTGAACTTCTGTACAACGGCAACAATAAGCAAGCGCTTGGTTACTGTGTCTATTGGTACTATGAAGCTTACAAGAGTGGCAACCAACCAGAGATTATAACCGCTCGTAGCTTTTATCTGATGGTACTAGACAAACTAATGAAGCAGGTAGACAACAATTTACCAGAGCGTTATTAACACAACTAGCCTTGGCAACTGCCAGGGCTTTGTGCTACGATAGTAAAAACACGATGAGGAATTACATATGTTTGAAAGTTGGACAGAAGAAAAAACGATTGCTTATATCTCAGGTTACTTTGACGGCGAAGGCACTATACTTGTCTACGTTCCTAAAGTTGGTGCTAAAAGCAGAGGTAACAAGTTTATAGCGGCGCTCCATACAGGTGATGTATCTGTGTTAAAAGCTGCTCATGATTATTTCGGCGGTTATTATACAGTTCTCAATCGCCATAGCACAACCAACGTTAAAATGGTACGGTTAGCCTGGGAGAATAAAAAAGCTTACGAGGTGTTAAGCAAACTTGAGTTAGTAAGCAAACGTCCACAGCAGGAGTTTTTTCTTGAGCAGTGGCAGCTATATGAAAAAGCCCCCAACGCTGAGAAGAGGGCAATAGCTGAATCTGCTAAATTAGGCTTACAACAGCTTAAACGTTGGAACTTCCATCACGAATAAACTGCTCGCAAGCGTTCTACGTAGTTGGGACGCTTGCGTTGGTGTGTATAAGCACCGCGCTCTTGTCAGCCCACATACGCGCTCCGTAAATGGTAGACATCACGACAGCATCACTCAAGTAAAGAGTTTCACGAGAGGATTCTGTCTTCGGCTCCTGCATCATAGCGAGAGCAAAAGCGTCTTTGTGCATGTAGATAGCAGTATGCACTTGCTGAGTTTCAAGGGTTGTGTTGGTCGTGGTGTTCCAGGTTGTAGGCAGGGAAGTAGCGTTATCCTGCGTTGGGTAGTAAAGCATTCCAGTAGCGCTAACTCCGGGTGTAGGAATAGCAGTCGTACCATTCATAAACCCAGTTGCAGAGTTAGCGTTAATCATGGTGCTCATATAAACTGGAGTACCCATGAATGAACCAATAACGCCAGACATCAATGGCGCGTTAGTTCGGTAGAACATCGACTGAATCTTATCAAGCGCTAGCAGTTGAGTGTATTGTGTTGGGCTGATAATTAGCACACGGTCAGAAGCAGGAATGTCGAAGTTATCCAGAGCCAACTTAGCACGTAGGAATACGTCCAGCGTGAAAGGCTTAGATACTGCACTCGCTCCGATTGTACGGTCAGAGCTTGAGTAAATGACTTGAGTGCCACCTAAGTCTTGAACGGCTGCGCGTAACCCAAGTAAGAAAGCGTCTAAGTCCCGTTTGATTGCGTAAGATGCTTCTTTAGCTAGATTGGAAGACAGAAGTCCGCTTGGGTCTAGCATCATTTCCACAAAGTCTTCAATAAAGAAGCTGACTTCCTTGTATTGGTCTACAGTGATGCTCCAAGTATCAGTCGGTGTCTTCTGTAAAAACACGGGCTGACCAGCAACCTTGGTGTTGACGCCTAAGCGACCAAGAGAGGGTACAACGATTCTGTCACCCTTCTTGCCGTCTGCAAACGAAATCAAAGTAACAAACTGGCGCATCAGTAAGTCTTGGTCAATTTCTCGCTTGACCATCGTAGACCACTGCTTCTTGACCCAGTTTGCTACATCTGATTTAAGAAACGGTGCGCCGCGAAGTTGCGCCTGTAAGTTGAGAGTGCTATTGTTAGCGTTTGAAAATGTCAATGGTTTTCTCCTTTAGTTATTCTTTTACTCTACCGTTTCTATATGCCTCGGTTATCTTGGGTAGCTGCTTTTTGTATTCAGCGTCAGACATCGAGAGGATATCAGCACGGGTGTAATCATATGCAGGCTTCTGTGGTTGACGAGACAAACGCGACCTGCGGGAACTACTGTTTGTTTCTTGTGTTGGTTTTACTGCTCCGGTCTTCTGCAAATGTTCCCATATGACTGTAGCACCTTCTACAGTGTTAAACTGTTCACGACCGTCTTCAGGCAACGTGTTGTAAAACTCTTTCACCTTTTGCATACGCTCATCGTAAGCAGTTGGGTCAACTTGCCAGTGCCTCATAAGCGTCTGTTCATCTCTAAACGCTTGAAGGTTGTTTACAAGTTCGATGGCTTCATTAGGCTTGATACCGAACGTAGACTCAAACTGAGACGCAAAAGGGGAGTTATCCTCTTCTTGTGTTTCTTCGTTATCTACGGTTTCTTCTTCGGTTTCCGGTTCTGTAGTTGCTGGTGCTGGTGTGGTAGGTTCGCTCACTTCACTCGCTTCTACATCAGGTTGCTCGTTGTTTAACACATAACCTGTGATAGTGCCTCTCTTGTTAACGCCAGTCAAGCTATCAGCGTTGTAACGAGTGTTGTTAAACGTCTCTAAGTTGCTGTTGTCTACTTCGGTTTGTTGTAAATTCATAAGCTCTCCTTACATCGGCGCGTTAGCTAATCCAGTTAACATGGTATTCATGTTATCGTCTAGTGGTTCCCCTTCTGTTGGTGGCTGTCCTGTGGCTAACTGGTTCATTAACTCAGGTAACTGCCCAGAAGCTTGAAGCCCTTGCATGACGTTTGCACCTGGTGCTATGTCTTCCATAGTGGCGTTAGCTTCTGATAATGGGGTAGTGGGCATTCCTGCGTCAGGCGTTGCTGTACTCGCTACGCTCGGTTGCTGCTGCATGATGTATCTACCTGGGTCATCAAAACCAAACTTAACCAGCAAGTCGTAGAACAGATTCTGATAGTTAATCATCTGCTGGAACTGTGGAACGTTAGCAGTCAACGTCAGGAAGTCCGTTAGTAGCTGAATGTTCCTATCGCGGTTAATGATGCTTTTGGTAGCGGAAAGTCTAACACGATAATCATAGCGAAGGTCTTGAGGCAACATCTCAAAGTAACCAGCGTTGCCAGGTTCACTGTTGTTTGACAACTTGACTATCGTTTTCTTTTTCGTGTTCTTCTTAAGTAGCTCATAAGCTTTGTAAAGTATCGGTAAGATAGCGGTAGCCTCTATATGTTCGTAAAGGTCAGTAAGCCTGTTACCTCCGGCATCTTTAACGCTTCTGATTTCTGTAGCTGTGACGCGCTCGCCTGTTCGGTAAGCATTGGCTGAAATGCCTGCACCTGTACCAATGTTACGGTCAATTTTCTGCTCCAGCATTTGAGCTTCTGTATACGTGACATTGAAGTTGTTAGCTGGAGGATGTAGCGGAGTAAGTGAATCTGGTCTACCTACTACGATTACCTTACCTGGTTGTGTACGGATGTCTTCTGGGTTGGTGACTCCATCGTCAACAAACAGCCACATGTTGTCCACGCTTACTGCTATGTTGTCGAGCCTTCGGTTCATTAACACATTATCTTCGAGTATCAAACCGATGCTGCTTTCAATCAGTGACATACCATAAGCAGACTCTGGCGTCTCAAACAAGGTAGCGAACACCCACGGGCAATCCTTTACCTCATGGCAACCTATACACACGTCGTTAACCATGTAGTATAGTTCGCCTTCGATAGGGCAGTAGTATTGAACCAGGTTTATCAAACGCTCGCTTACTGGCTTGATAGTGTCTCTTAGGTTAACTTTTTCAATATCTTCTGATTCTGTGGAATTAGCTAGAGTGTCAAATGCTGCTTCTGGGTCGTCAATCTCTAGCTCGTTAAACTTGCTCCACATGGAAAGAAACTCAGGATAATTCATCTGTGTTTCATAGTAACTAAAGCTAAAACGACTATCAAACCTACGCGACGAATCAACGTAAGTGTTATGGATAGGTAGCGTTTCAAAAATCAAACCCATGTCTTTATCCCAAGTAACATTCATTGCTGAGTTACCAGTAAGTAGAAGTTGAACCAAGTAAACTCTAAACTCTCGTTTAAAGTTGCTGTTGTTTAAGCTGTCGATGAAGAACGAGTTAGCGATAGGTACTATCTCAGCTAACCCTGGCTCTCTTGCTTCTAGGTTCACCCATTGGTCGCTGTAGAATAAAGCGTTACGTATGTAGCTACCTACAGTCTCTACAACCTCGAACACCTTACCATCGTTTAACTTAGAGTGCCATTCGCCCTCACTCTCTACCCTCAGTGGCTTGGTTTTATACAGATGCCACAACTGAATCCATTTGTCGTTTAAGCCAGAACGTGTCAGACGCTCTTGCTCTATGTTGTCGTATACGCTGCGCTCGTAGTTACCATCCAGCCCTAGCTCTAGTTGCCGCTGTCTGTAGTTATTCGACTGGTTGTACTGCCCTATAGCCACCTAAGTATCCCTCCCTTCTGTTATCCTTTCTAAAGTCTAGTTTCAGTGGTACTCCGTTAAACTCTGTCAACTGAGTCTCATATTTGTATACCTCTCTTGAAGCTGTGGCTTTTTCGTAGAGAGTTACTAGAGAATCCATAAAGTCATCGTGCCTTACGCCGGGATAGTTGGACAACTGCTTCCATAACCTTTCCTGACCTTTTACCCGTTCACAAAAGATAAACTTACCTGAGTTAATAGGTAACTCAAGCACACCCTGTATCTTGCTTTCTTTTGGTCGTTGCTCGTAGTGAGTGTTAACGATTAAGCTTCTACCGTTAACCTTAAATACTTGAGGTGCAAATATCTCAGGCACTAATGCCCCTACCCCGTTTAACTCGGAGTACATCCGCAACGTATCATACTTGGCTGCAAAGTCTCTTACCTTCTCTACAACCTCAGCAGCGGTCATCCTGTCCACAGCAGCGTCAATGACAACCAAACTACCGTCTTTAAGTTTGCTACCGACTACTATTCCGCAATCGTCACCAGTTTTACTAGTGCTGAATGCAGGGTCAAGAGCGATAATAGGCTGAAGTATTTCTACTCTGCCGTTCGGAAGTCTAATACACAATCTGCCATTGTTCCTAAAGATTGCTGAGTCTTCTACGATAGCTATCGCACCTACGTTAAACAGGTGAGCATCTTTCTCATACACTGTGTTTAGATACTGTGAGCTAAAGCGTCTTGGACTCAAACGCGAACGTAAGCTAGTAACGACCTTGTCGTTGTAGCGCTCGTTCCACAAGTAGCCATCATCTGAATTCTTACCGTTGCTGTATATGTTGCGAGAGTGTACATGGTAACCTAGCTCTTGCTGCTTTTCGATAACTTGTCCATAGTAATCGTCTACCGCGTATCTTGTGCCGTTAACGAGCACCTCTCCACCTAGGATATCATTAAACACAATGAATTCAGACTCTATCTGCACAAGCCTAGGCGGGTTAACGACGGACTCAACGTCAGCTATCCATTCCTCTACCTGTTGCTTTTTCTGCTCGCTCTCTACGTTACGAAAGTCTACAAGGTCATCAAGGATAATCAGGTCGAAGTGCATCCCAGTGATGGTAGTTCCTACACTAGTGGCGTATATCGTAGGCTCTTTAAACTTCCCTTCGCGTACTACCTGTAGCGCTACGTTATTCCATATCACCTTTCGGTCTTCTGCGTCTGTGTCTAGGTTAAAGTTACGAGCGTTTGATTTCTTCTGTATCGCTGGTATCAGTGAGCCTTTGAGGTGGGGGCGCTTGTTCCATACGTCTTGTAGCTCTGGGTTTTCCAGATGCGACCGCAACTCTCGTATGAATGAGTAAGCCAAAGACTGTAGGTTACAGCCAACCATCACACGTATCTCAGGGTTCCTATACACACGCCATAACACATAGAGGACAGTGCCGATAGTAGACTTTAAATGACCTCGTGGCATTAGTACCATACGGCGCAAATGACCTTCGTATTCGTCCCCTTCAAACGCTAGCCTCTGCTGACACTCTGGGTCTACTTGAGGCTTGGTAATAAACTTAGCTAACTCTTCATGACAGCTACTGAAGTTAGACCAGCCACCATGAAAGCCAATGAGTTCTGCAAAGGCTGTAATGTCACTGAGTGCGCGTACCGCTAACTCACTGCTGCCGCTTGATGTCGTACGTCGCCTTTGGACTTGCATCTTAGCTACCTCCTGCTTTGTCGATTGCAGCAGCGCACCTCTGCCAAGTGGGGAACTTTGAAGTGAGCTTAAGCTTACAGAGCGACTCATGCTATCACACCTCTACGACGGGTACGCTGGGCAAAACCTTGCTTAGCTAAGGCAGAAGACGCCAGCAAGTTGTTCATTAGGTTGTTTGAGTTAATCTCATTCGTTTGCAAGTCCTGTGCTGCTTTAGTGTTTGCATCCTTCGCAGCTAGAGCATTGTTGTAGTTTGTCTGCATTGTGTTTAACTGTTGCAGGTAAGCTTGCAGCGACTGCTGGTAGTTCACTTTGTCCGCTTCTGCTTGTTGCAGTTGCTTTTGTAGCGCTTGCTGGGCAACTTGGTTACTCTGGTTAATTTGTTCGATAGACTGCTGCGACTGCTGCTGAATGTTGGCTAGGTTACTTTGGTAAGCGTTCGACATTTCAGTCATCTTCTGTTTGGCTGCTACCGTTGGGTCTGTGTACGCTACTTTCTTTGGTTTCTTACTGCTTCCCATTTGTTTTCCTTGTAGTTAACGTAGGTTAAAAAGTGGGCGAATGTAATCTTGTAGTACGTTTGATAGCCTTATTGAGAATCCAAACGCTAAGGTACCTTAAGGATGCCTTAAATGTTGCTAACCTATCGTAGGTCATTTGAGGGGGTAACGAGGGCTGTAGAGGCTCTAGAATCGGCTGCTAAAATAACGAACGTTTAACCCCTCCTACCCCTATTAGAAACCTACGCTTTTAGCTGACTTCAGCCACTGACGTAGGTTTATGCGTAGGTACTTCTCTTGTATTTTCTTATAAAGTGCTTATGCAGTAAGCGTTTGCTTAAACACAGAAACATGAACAGTAGATAGCTTAAGGCTGCAAACGCTCACTGGCTATAGCTTACAGAGCTAACGTTAGCTACCTACTTAAGTTATTATATATAATACTCTAGTATTCTCTTGTTAACTTACTCTTGTTTACTAGCTTATGCTACGTTACTTGAAACTTGTAGTACGCTAACGACGACTGTTGCTTATTGACAATAGCCGATGTGGGGGCAACTTATGCTATAATACAAAAGTACTTAATAAAGAAACACCAATGAACACTTGTTACATTTGCTTAGACACTTCTGATAGAGAACTTTGCTATGGCTTACTATTGTGCCGTAAATGTGCCAAAGAAGAGCGAGAGTGGATAAAGAAACATAAGAAGACTAAACGCTAATTCTCTGTGTTAAAATAGTAAACCCCGGCACAACCTAACGTCCGGGGTTTCTTACTATTGGGACTTTTGTAAACTAGATTGTAATCAATGCTGACTTGATAAACACCAGCAACAGCACGAGGTAGCGCTTGGTGCTAGAGTCAGAAATCTTACGCTCAATCACATCAGCTAACACATTGAGAGCAGAGGTAATCAGTTCTTTGTCATCGTCACTCACGGAAATCAACGAGCGAACCTGGCTGGTGTTTCCGGTTTCAATGGTTACCAGTCCTGCTGCCTCTTCCAGCGATTGACGCTCTTGCACCTCAAACTCGGTTCCCTTTTCTTTAACAATGGCTTCTTGTTCTTCTGTCGCCACTTTTTTACTTGGCATTTGTCTTTTTCTCCTGTGATTTGTTACTTAGGTTAGTTGTGCAGCACGTTGGCTAGCTAGAGATGCTGCATGTTTTCTGTACACTCTAGTTGTATAGGTAACTGTCGGTGTCTCGTAAGCAGAAATACTCCACGACTATATCGAATGACTGTGGTGGGTCAATGTAGTATGTCCACGTAAGACCCTTGTGAAATAGCGTAGGTGTTTTAAACGTATGCGCTGCTGAGCTACTTAACGTAGTGTTACCAAATTGGTTAGGCGTATCGCGTCCTATGCTGTAAGGTGTCTTAGTGATTACGTAGATGTTGTAACTACCGCTGGGAGGTCGGGTGAACATAAGAGTCATCTCTTCTGTCCCCTTGTCAATAATCAAGTTGTAAGCGTCGTTATTAACAGGTTGAACCCCAGCAGGTATGGTAATCTTTCGGTAAACTATTTGTTTCGTCATTACTTACTCTCGCTATTTTGGCATCAACCGTTTATGGTCGGAACTTTGCAAAGGTATCACCTGGGATTACTGCGGCATCGAAACGTTTTCTACCAGAGTTAATAAGCGTTGGCATAAACACATTATAGTGAGTAGACGCATAACGACCAACTAAGCACCCAGCAGACCAGCGTCCTACTAAGGTGGGTGGTGCTGCATTTGCATTGTCTCCTGTGGTGTGATGGTTAATACCGTACATACCCTCTGTAACAACGTCACCTGGTCGCATGAAGTCTTCGTTGCCATCTCGGTAACCTTTGACATCTTCTACTTGAACTAACGCCGGATACTGAGTCTTATGTGAGCCAATTTGCCAAGCGTCCTTGAACTGAACATCGTTAGCAATCCTAAAGGCTCCCAACGGGTCAATGCGATTCTCGGTGTAATAGCGTCCAGGCTCAACCGTGGCTTCTGCGCTCATGATGATTTCGCCAGTATTGCGAACTAGAATCCTTACGTCGTTCCACTGGTCAGGCTGCTCTGGCAGAGGTTCCCAAGTATCAGCGTTAGCATCCTCAAGGTAGAGAATGTTAATAGCACTGATGCGCCAGCCTTTGTTTTCCATGTAAGCTATAAGTTTTTTACCGTCTTGTGGCATTTGTCTCCCCCGTGTGATATAATAAAAGGGTCAACTTAAGAAAGGTGGTATTATGCAAGTAGTTCAATTAACGTTAGACCAATACGCTGCTTTCGTAAAAGCAGAAGCAACTTACAGGTTATCAGATGAAGAAAAGCGCTTGGTTAATTTAGGCTACACCCGGATGAAAAGGAAGCAGGAGAAAGAGCCTGAGATTAAAGTAGCTGAAAACAAAGCTAGAGAGTACAGAAGGGTTAGGACTTTTGAGAGATATCTTAGCGAACTGGAGCGTAAACGGACAAAGAAACCTATAGCGCCTAGAAGCCTTATCAGCAGGGTTAAAGTAAAAGAAACAGACGATTTGTTAACAGCAGCCATGAAGCAGCGACACAGGGATATATCAAATAGAGCAAGTGTTAAAGGTATCCCGTTTGATTTGACAGTTGACTTTTTAATAAAGCTAGCCCTCGCTACTCCCTCCTGCCCTATGCTTGATATACCTCTTGTCTATTTTGGCGAAGGTTCAAATGCACACGTTGACCGTCATATACCAGAGTTAGGTTATACTCAGTCTAATTGTGTTTTTATGTCAGCACAAGCTAATGGGCTAAAGGTGCATCATACCCTCGAAACAGCGGAACGTTTAGTTTCTTACCTTCGTGGTGAATTAAATAGCTAGCGTGCTTTGTGGGAGGAAACTTTAGTATAAATCCTCCTGCTACCATCCTCTGTGACCTTAGCCGCCCCCTTTTCCCCCGTTCGCTTTGGCTCTTGTAAGCATTTATGCCTAGGCAACTATACCTAGGTTACTATACCTATGCCACTTCAGTAACTGTCATAGGCATTTATACTCAGGTATTTATACCTAAGCATTTATGCTCACCCTCGCAACCCTTGGTTTACTGAAGGAGGGGGTGTGACAGTTGAAAAAGTGGCACAAGGGGGTTGACGCTAGGGCAAACTTGTGGTTATATTTGAGGGGTCAAAAGCAAACCACCAAACGCAAACACAGGTTAAACATATGTCTTACAAAGAACTTCAGTCTGCTCTCAAAAACTACCGCAACAACGGAGTTGTACTACAAGTGAAGCTCAACGCCACGAAGGCAGCATTACAAGCAGAATACAACCGTATTACAGGCAACTCAGACAGCAAGCAACAAACACAAGAAATGGATGAGCTGCAGATGCTTCGTGATGAGCTAGCAGCAGCCAAGGCTACGATAGCCAAGCAAGCAGCACGCATCCAAGAGTTAGAGTCAGCACAAACACAGCAGCAGCCTGAGCCTGAACCTGAGCAACAAGCACCAAAGGTAGAGTACAATGCTAACAGTGAGGCGCAAGCTGATGTAATAGCGCAAGAGGTTATCGAAATCCAACGTGAGAAGGGCAAGAAAGCAGCAGCCAAGCACATCAAGCGCAATCTTCCCAAGTTCCACCCTGATACATGCAAACAGTACGGTAATGTATACTGCGAGGCAACGTGGCACAGGCTCAACACATTAATCGAATGGCTGGAAGTTGACAGTGTATATAATGAATACTTCAGCTAACCAAGCGTGAGTGTGCCAGTTGACAAAGTGGCACACACAAGTTGACAAATCGAAAGCGAACAAGTTAAGTTAGATTCACAAGCAAACACAAAAGGATTCAAACACATGACAAACGCACAAGTTCCTACCCTCCAAGCTCTCGCTACAGTAATCAAAGACAACGGAAACTACGCTAACTTCTTTGTGTTAGGCATGGCTTTCAACATCACACCCAAGCAGCTACATGATTACTTGATGGAACTTGAGATGCTAGACTTAGTAGACCTGAGTGCAGTCGCTGAACCAAGAGACTATGACCAAGCGACGCTCGACGAGTGGTCAATACCTCAGATATCAGGCGGTAGCTTATTCTACGCTAGCATACCTGAGCTACAAGAATGCAACACCAAGAGCAACGAACGTGTTGCACCAGATGCAACCGACGATGTGGGGCACAATGGTAGCAAGGGATGCTCCAATCAGGCAGCAGATGTGACAGTTGAGGAAGTGGCACAAGGCACTAGACAAACGAGAACAAAGAAAGCTACAGTAGATGGAGCAGGTAAACAAAAGACAACTGCAGAAAACAAATCAACAAAGGACAACGACATGACAAGCGCAACTTCCACCATCGAAAACCTCATCCAATCCATCGAAGCTCAAGCCAACAACAGCAAACCTGTGTACCGCACGATGCAATCGCTCCTCAAGCAGGCAAGGGAATCTCACAACATAGAGTTACAAGTTGTACTTAACAAGGCTGCGAAGGTGTTGCAAGAAGAATGCCGACGGATAGTTAACGAGTTCAAGGCAGGCACAGTCAAGACTCGTGAGCCTAAGCAAGAGGTTAAGAAGGAAGCTAAGGCTAAGAAACCTACGACACACACAAGCGACAAGGTTGATGAGCCAGCACCAACAAGCGTACCAAAAGAAGCATCTGCTGACCTGCTACTTAAGGAAGCACAAGCTGAGATTGAGGCGCTACGTAAGCAGCTTGCTGACAAGACTAACGAGGTGGCTGAGTATGCCGAGGCATTACAACACGCTAACGATACGGTTAAGAAACAACAACAAGCGCTTGACTTACAGAAACAAGTAATCACCACGCTCACTGCTAACCAAGCACAAGTCGTTGAGCCTGCGGTTGAGGTGGTAGCTGAGGTAGAGGCTGACGATGAGTGCGACGAATGGGAAGATGACAACAGCGATGCGGTTGATGCGATGATGGCACTGCTTATCGATGGCAAGCAGGAGGTGATAGCTGAGGCGATGAACATTGTAGAGCGTAAGCTGGGTAAGGACAGAATGCTTAGCTTCCAGTTAGCACTGAGTGACGTTGAGTTCCTAAGCTACGGTGAATACGCTCAAGCCTTCCGTAATCTGATGACAACCTATAACGTCAAGATGGATTGGATAGAGCAAGCAGTAGATAAGGTATCCGCCTAGTATACACAGCAGCCCTAGCTGCTACCTCTCGCGCCCTGTTGTGGATGCATACGCTACAGGGTGTACCTAAGTTAACTAAGATGCAACATCACAAGTAACATAGGTGTTGTACGAATCAAAAGCAAACCGACCTCACCCGAAGGGGACTTAAGTAAACATATACCCAACAACAGCGACATGAATAACAAATGCACACTGGTAGCTATCATTATCTTTTGTGTTATAAAGGTATCAATGGTAATGAACGACGTAGCACAGGTTGACAAGTCAAACGCTAGAATGCTAGAGCATAGACAACAAATGAATCAAGCTTACGAAGGAGTAAACAAATGAACTTAAGAGAAGCTTACGAAGCCATTGCTAACACATTAAACACAGAGCAGTAGAGTAGATAAAATGCCAGGGTTGAGCCTATTCTATCGTTCAACCTAGCTGCATTCTCAAGCAAAACAAAACCAACGAGGACATACAAATGACACAGATTACATTGGCATCAATCAAAAGTGACCTGAAAGTAGACAGCAACGGTATCGGGTATTGCAGCATACGTGGCGCTGCTAAGCTAGCGGGTGTAGCACAACCTACCTTAACTGAGGCTTTTTCGAGTGATAGGAAAACTCAGTCGAAACTATCTCAAAAGCTTATGGAGCATGGGTTTGAGGGTGATAGGTTTTCTGAGGTTGGAATACCTGATACTGCTCTAGCTGTAATACTTGAGTACTACGCATTTGATACGGGTGCAAGAGTTACTGAAGAAGCTAAACGTATGTACAAAGCGTTGGCAAATGTGGGGCTAAGGGTCATGATACAAAACGTATGTGGCTGGTCGCCTATAGCTAAAGAATCTGATGAGATGCTAATGGCTCGTGCTCTCCAAGCCTCAGCTAGGTTACTTGAAGCAGCACAGCTAGAGGTGCAGCAGCTTAAACCAAAAGCTATCCTAGCTGATGACTTCATCGAGCGTGACGGACTAGTGTTAATAGGCGACTTTGCCAAAGACCTAGGCTGCATTGGTCGCAACGATTTGTTTCAACTGTTGCGCGATAAGAAAGTTATCTATCGCCTCAAAGACAGGTCACACCAGCCATACCAGTGTTATGTTGACTCAGGATTCTTTGTGTTAAAACCAGCGGGAGTGAGCATAGGTGGGAAAGAGAGATTCACTTGCTGCTTAACTCCAGCCGGTGTGCAATGGTTAAACCAACAACTCAAGCTATGGCTAGCTAAATAAGCCTAAGCCGCAAGAAGTTACCTAAGCCTCTTGCGGCTTTTTACGTTTGTAATAAACTGAAACCCTAGCAAACTTACATCAGTTATCTTAAGCGCTAGTGACCAAGCCTCTGATATACCTAGCTGTCGTAGCTTAATCACGTTAGTATCGCCTGAGCTAGAGCGAATGTTGTATTTAGGGTAAGCAGCATTTAACATCGGCTCACCTTGATAATTGTTGCTGTTGATATTCCATACGTCTATCCTTGTTGCACGGTCTGTGTAATCATTAGTTGGGTGTACAACTGCTACTGCAACCGACCCCACGCCTGCAAGCATTATGTTAACGCTAGCTATTCTGCTACTCTGGTCTAACCTACTGCCGTAGAATGCTTTGCTTACGACATACGCGTCTATGGGGAGTACCTGACCAGCAGTATACTCCTGTATCATGAAGCTTTTGCCCGTTAGTGACCTAACATGATTGCTTCCTGATGTTTGTACTACTTTCTCTGTTGTGAGCAGTTGCACAAGCTCAGAAGGGCAAACTAGAGCATCTACAGAACTCGGTAGGTTAGTTACACTACACCAGCGTCCGGGTAAAGTGTAGCTGAAGTTGAAGTTACTTAGGTCACTGGTAGACGATTTATCAAACGTACAGACGAGCATGTATGTAACACCATCACCCGGTACGTTGAAGTAAAAACCATAGTCATCTATCGTAGGTAACAAAGATGTGGCAAACTTAATGCTGTAGAAACATTCAGTATCAACATTCAACGCCAGCACCTCGCTAGTACCTGTAAAC